GGGTGGTGGGGGGGGGGGGGGCACCCGGGGGGTCCCCCCCCCGACCGATCAGTCGCGGTGGGCGATGGCGGCGATGGCGTACTCGCGCCCGTAGTCGCGCACCCACTCCTCGACCTTGCGGGTCACGGCCTTCGCCGTGAACATGATGGTGGGGACGTCGAGGGCGTAGTCCCAGACGTTGACGACATCCACGACTTCGTCGAGGGCGGTCTCGTGGGCGATCTCGATGTACGGACCGCCGTGGTATGTGCCGACCCACCCGGCGAGGGTGGTGACGGTGATGGTGGCTCGTGTGGTCATGCGGGTCTCCTCCCGGTTCGTTGTTGAGGTTATCGTAGCACGAGGGTCGGACATCGTCCGCTCGCGCTACGGGGTCAGGCCGCGTTGCGGCGACAGTCGGCCCGCCAGCGGTTGGCGGTCTCGTTGTCGGTCGGCGTGAGCGCGTCGAGGACCCGGACCGGGCAGCGGCGCTCGGCCGGACCCATGTCCTCGGTGATCTCCTTGCGGGCGTACTCGCCGCCGGAGCGCTCCTGAAGGACCACGAGGCCGAACGTCTCGCCCGTAGCCTTGACCCGGACGGCGGCGTAGAACGTGGTGCCGACGGTGGCCGACTCGACGATCTCGTTGCGCCAGCCGAGGACCTCGCGCTGGATGTGTTCGGCGTCGGTCTCGTTGTCGTTGCGGTAGTAGGACGTCCAACCCATCGGGGTCTCCTTGTTGGTGGGGGATGTGTTGCCCTGACCCTCGTACTGTAGCACAAGGGTCGGACAACATCACCGGCTGGGGTAGTAGAAGGGCGTCGCCGCCGGGTGGCGGCGGATGCCCGCGTTCTTCCGGCGCTCGATGACCGGCGCGTAGTGGACCGGCTCGACCGAAGCGACGTGCCGGGCGTGTTCGTTCAGGAACCGGCCCACGGCGTCCACGTCGAAGCACGCTTCGGCGTAGAAGCCACACTCGTCGCAGACGAGCCGGGTGCGCGGGATCGCGACCGGCTTGGCGAGCAACGGCGTTGCGACCGGCGTGGCGGTCAGGCCCGCTTCCCAACTGTTCCACGAACCGTTGCCGAGGATCTGGTCGGCGCAGCCGTTACAGAGGATGGCTTCCTCGCCCTTGCGAGCGTTGCTCACGGCGACGGGGAGCGCGGGCACGATGACGTTGTCGTAGTCATACGTCGCGGTCCCACACTCGTCGCAGTAGAGGACGGGCCACTCCGGCTTCCAGCCGGTGTCGGTGATGAAGGCGGTGTCGTTCTCGTTCATACTAATACCTTAGCATAGGGGTCGGACAACCTCGATGGTGGTCCGGGGGTACTTGCTATGTAGGTAGTGTAACAACGGGGTCGGACAACGTATTCCCGAGCCGAGAGATTCTTCCTTATCCACAACCTGTGGACAACCTGTGGATAACCACAACCTCAAGACAACCTCAACGTACCCGAGTGGCCGCCCCCCTCCCCTTGACCCCACGCTCGACACCACCAGCAACCCACCCTCGCCGCCGTCCCCGCCGGGAGCCCCGCAGCATCAGCCCCCGGCGGCTCAGCCCCGAGCGCCAGCGAGCCCCCGGGGCTCTCGTCACCCTCGTCATCTCCCGGGGCTCGCCGCCACGCTGACTCGCCTTGACGCGACCAGCACGGCCCCGCTAACTTGTTGTTCGTCCCCGGAGTCTCCTGCCCGATTCGTCGAGGACACGACAACGGCGCACCCTTCGTCTGAGGAGGCAGAGGGTGCGCCGTGTCGCGTGTTGCTTGGTTGTGAGTGTGGGGATCAGCCGATGAGGAAGTCCTGCGGATCCATCCGGAGGCTCGTCGTGGCGAGCATCAGGGCGAGGGTCTCCGGCCGGATGTCGGCGTCGTACCCCTCGAAGTCCACCGGGCCGGTGATGACCATCGGCCCGACGAGCATCCGGTCGAACCACGCCGGAGCGTAGGGGTTCAGCGGCATCCCGATGAGTAGCCCCTCGTCGTTGACGTAGAGGCTGTCCCCGTTGGGGGACGCTGCGACGTCGAACCAGCCGCCGACGATCTCACGGGCTCGGTCGCCGAAGGCGGCGCGGGTGGTGGTTTCGATGCGGCCGATCCAGCGGCCGTCGTCGTCCTGTTCGATCACGCCGAAGCGGATCGTTTCCTGTTCGCGAGTCATAGGGTTCTCCTGAGTCTGGATAGGGGTGGGCCCGCTCCGGGTGGAGCGGGCGGGTCGTGCGAAGGTGGAGGGCGGTCTCCCGGTCAGGCTGCCTTGCGGCGAGCCTGCCGGGGACCGTTGCCCTTGTGGGGGTCTCGGTAGTCCGTCGTGCCGTGGAAGAACACCGTGGGGACGATGCGGCGGGCGACGTCCACCACGGCGACCATTCCGTTGCGGACGAGTCGGTACTGATTCGGGTACCGATCGTCCTTCGCGGCGTACACCATCTCGGGCTGTTCGAGGGCGGCTCGGAGGGCTTCGAGGGCGAAGCCTCGATCGGCGAGCCGCTGCTGCGCGTGCCGGGTGATGTGGACGTCTTCGAAGCGGATTCCTGCGAACGGGTCGAGGGTCGGCATCTGGCTGGTCTCCTTACTAGGTGGTCCGTTACTAAGATCTATGATAGCAGAGGGGTCGGACAAGGTCTAGCGGGGGAGGGTGGCTCAGTAGGCCACCCGCCCCCGGCACGCTCGCCGGTCGGCTTCCTTGCGCCGGTCGGCGAACCGGACCGCCCGCTGCTTGCGGCCGTCGCGCAGGGCGGCGACCACCTCAGCGTGGCGACGCTCACGGGCGACGTCCACGATCAGCGGGGTCGGGTTCTTGCGGTTCTTCTTCATCGGGGTTCCTTCCCTGAGGTTCTGGATGTATCGTATCAGGTGGGTCGGACAACGTCCTCAGACGTCGTCCCTCCACCCCTCGTCGTACCGGACGTCGGCGGCGGCGAAGCCCCACCCGAAGTCCTCGAAGTCGAGGATCTCGAAGTCCTCGGGCTCGTTCTCCGGGTCGAACTCCATCTCGGTCAGCGAGTCGGACATCTGGCTGGTCTCCTTGTTCGGTAGTAGGTGATGCACCTATTGTAACAACGGGGTGGGACAACCTATTCCCATCCCTCCGGGTTTCTTGCTCCCCGGTAATGACTATGGTATCAGGGGGGTCGGACACGGTCGCCCGACCTCCCCCGGAAGGGTGCCTCCCTCCCGTGTATGGAATCATAGTAGCATAGGGGTCGGACAACCTCCAGCACCCGGATCGGCTACCCTCCCCGGATGCCCTTCGACCCGAGCGCCGCCGTTTACCGCTGCGACTACTGCCAGCAGCCATTACGTCCAGACACCCTCGGGGTCGCCCGTCGAGTCACCGGCTGGGTCGAGAACCGCAAGAACGGCGGAGCCAACGCCATCCGCTACCCCGAAGCCCCGACCGGGTACGCCCACATCGTCTGCCTCGACGCCGCCAAGCACCCCAGCGCCACAGCCCCGTCGCTGTTCTGACCACCCCGGGGCTCTCGAGGGCCTCCACCCCCGGCGGGGCCCCCGGCCCCTCGGCGCTCGAGCAGTTCGTCTCCAGACGCGAAGAAGCCCCCACCCGGGCAGGGCGAGGGCTTCGTTCGTGGAGCGGCTGGGGGGATCAGCAGTCTTCGGTGATGGCGATCCGGCGGATGACGTCTTCGCCGGGGATCATCCCGAGGGACGAGCCGTCGTCCCACTCGATGTGGACGGTGCCGGAGTCGTCCACGATCCCGACGGTTCCGGCTGTGCCCGGCTTCAGCCGGGTGTACGGGTCGTTGGTGTGGACGAGGACGACACGGTCGCCCTTCTGGTAGAGGGCCATGTGTTGCTCCTGTCGGTGAGGGTTGTGAAGGTGGACCCGTCCTCAGAAGTAGGACGGGTGTTCGACGGCGTACTGATGGTTCCACGCTTGCGTACAGCGGGGGCACCAGCGGCCGTCGGCTTCCTCTACGTCGGGGACGAACGTCTCGTCGCACTCGGCGCAGGGGACCGGGATCTCGGGGAACCGCGGCTCCTCGGCTCGGCAGTCGAAGCAGAAGCCTGCCTCGTCGAAGAAGTGGATGCCGTCTTCGGCGGTACACCCTGCGTGGTGAGCGGCGAGTGCGGCGGCGAGTCGGGCGATGTTCTTGGAGGTGGTGCTGTCGTTGTCCATGTAGATACTGTAGCACAGGGGTCGGACACACACAAGTCGAAGGACCGGACTTGACCTTGTCCTACCCCCGTGGTATGATGTCTCTGTTGGATCGAACAGGGAGGACGGCTCCATGACCGCACACGACCAATGGCTCGAACGCCCCTACCACGAAGCCGACACCCGGCTCGCCGCCTACGAGCGGTACTGCGAAGCCAACGGGTACGACTTCGACGACCCGGCAGCAGAAGCCGCCTTCACCAACCACATCGCCCAGATCGAAGCAGCAGCAGAAGCCGAGATCGAAGCAGCCCTAGCAGGCGACCCCCACCGAGAGGACGCCTGATCTCCAGCAACACCCACCGACGGCCCCCCGCACGCACCAGCGACGGGGGGCCGCTTCGCGCCCGGACCCGCCCCGCTCAACGACCCCTCGAGCCCGGGGCTCGCCCGCTCTAATCCCGGTTGCGCCGCCAGTGTCGCCGGGAGCCCCGGAACCGCTCGTGCCTCTCGTCGGGGCTCGCCGCCGTCCGCTCCCGCCAGACGAGTTCCTCGGGAGGGGTGAAGCCGCCGACGATCTGATGGTCGCTGTCGAACAGCACCCAGATCCCCTCGGCGAGACCGTCCAAGGCTCCGACGATCGGGTCGGCGAGGACGGTCTGGTCGCACACTTCGATCTCCCATCCGCCGAGTCCGGCGGCGGGCAGCCCGGCGAACGGGGGGCGGCTCGCTGTGGGGGCGGTGTGCCGTGGGGTGGGGCTGGGTCCACCCGCTGTCCGGCAACGCAGGATCAGCGTGGCGTAGTTGCTGTAGGCCCATTCGGTCACGGATGTCCCCCTCTGGATCGGCTGGTGCGGGGGTGCACCCTAAGGGGTAATGGCGTCGGCGTCAACGGTATCCGGGATCCCGGTGTCCGGGCGCGACGAAGCGGCCCCCGGAGGGGCCGCTCTGCGGTGTGCCTGCGTGTGCCTGTGGGCGGGGGATCAGTCTCCGAACCACACCTTCCGGCACTCCGGGCCGATGCCCAGCCGACGGCTCTCCTCGTCAGTCAGGCGGCGGTTACAGGCGCAGCACCGGCCGATCTCCTGACCGTACCGGGGACCGGCCTCGCTGTCGGCGAGGATCCGGGCGAGGATGCCCGGCACGGCCTCGCGGGCGACGCGCTGGTCGCCCTGCCCGCCGATCACGCGCTTCAGGAACGTGTACCCGGCCCAGCGGCCCTTCTCCGGGCGGTCGACCCGGTAGAAGTCCAAGTCGTTGTGCCCGGACGCGCAGCCGATGGCGTAGTACCCGGCGCGCACGTCGGGAAGCGCCGGGCGGGCGGGGGCGGCCTTCGGGGGCGGGCAGTCGCCGATGTGGTCGGCGGCCCACTTGCCGTTGGCGGCCTTGGCGAGCGCGCCAGCGTTGGCGTCGACCCAGCCGTCACAGCGGACGCAGCGGGCGGGGTAGCGGTTCGGGCGGATGGTGCGGGTCGGGTTCACTTGGGCCTCCTGAGGCTCGGGGGTGGGGGGTGGTCTCGCTGATGTAGGTACTGTAACAGGGGGGTCGGACATCCTCGCCCCCTGCGGATCAGTACCCTTCGGGCTGGGTCAGGGCGTACAGCCACTCAGCCTCGTCAGCGACCGGCGTGCCCCAGAGGGCCTCCGGGAACAGCCCGGCATTCTCGCCGTCGCTGCCGTAGTACGCCCGGCTCTCCTGCCACGCGTACAGGAAGCCAGCCAAGTGCCCGAGCATCTGGTCGGCATCGTCGGCAACGTGCCCCTCCAAGTCGCTCCCGGTGTGGACCGTCTTGCCGTCAACGGCGATCGTGTACGTCCAGCGGCGGCGGTGCCCGCCGTCGACGGTCGGACCGGCGGTCACGGTGAGGGTCACTCGCTCTGCGGTGAGGTGGGCGGTCGTCAGCATCTGGGGTCTCCTGTGGTCTGGGGGTGTGGGCTGATGGAACCTACTGTAACAGGGGGGTCGGACATCCTCTACCGGAGGGGTCCGAGCGCCACTCGACATCCGAGCGCTCCTCGACACCGGGCCGCCCGCCCACGAGCGCCAGCGAGCGCCAGCGAGCGCACGGGCGCACGGGCGCACGGGGCCGCGCCCCCGCACGGGCGCGCAGCCCCGCAGGGGCCTCATCGAGCGCAGCGAGCAGGCCCGGGACTCGCCGTCTGCCACACGCCGTCCGCCGCCCCGCACGGCATCGCACCTCAGCGGGGCCCCCGCCCCCACACGCGAGAACGCCCCCTTGAGAAGAGGAGGGCGGTTGTTCTGAAGAGACCGATCTCTCAGTCGTGGTTCTGGCACTTCGCGTGCGCTCGATCCAAGTGCGTCAGCCGAGCGTTGTCGTCGGACCGGACCTTGTCGAGCAACCCGCACGCTGGACAGGACACGCGACATACCGTGCTGACCACGATGCGCTCGCGAGCGAAGTCCCAACCCAAGTCGGGTCGAGAGTCGGGAGTGATGATGAGGTTGGGATAAGTCGTCATTCGAGTCCTCAGTAGTCGTCGTAGTAGTCGTCGTCGCAGTACCGATGATGGTCGTACTCACACTCGCACAGCAGGATGCCGCACGGCTGGCACCGACGGTAGAGCGGCTTGCGGTGATCTCGGTCGGAGGGGTGGTAGCGGCGCGCCGGAGTCCCGTCGCAGGCGTCGTGCCCACGGTGGGCGTCGGCGACCGTCCAGTGGTCGTCGGCGTCCATCCGCTCCTCCCACTGGGAGAGGGGCGCGAGTTCCTGCCCGGACAGGTTGTAGTTGCGACCGCAGTCGCAACCGCACCCGTACCCGTGGTCGTAGTCGAGCCACACGGTCCGACCGCAGACGCACTCGCCGCTCGCCGGGGTCGTGTGCCGGTACGACCTGTCCACGATGCCGAAGTCGAGCACCTCGCCGGTGGCGGAGAGCGCCACGCACAGGGCGTAGTTCTCGACCGCGGTGTCCGGGATGTCGGGGTTGCCGTCGGCGTCGCAGGGGAACGTGAACCCGCTGCCGGGCTGCCCGGCCCACTCGAACTCGCGGGCGTAGCAGGTAACGATCGTGGTGCGACTGGGGACGATGTTCTTGAGCATTTGCCCTCCTCGGGCTGGCGGGTGAGGCGGCGGGATTGCCGTTCTCACACCCGGAAGAACCCCGGCCACTCTCCTCGTGTTGCGAGGAAAGCGCCGGGGTGCTGCCGGACTAGCGGGGGTAGCCCGTTTCGAGCCACTCGTCCCACGTCATCGGCGGCGTGGTCGGGTCGTCGTGTTCGGCGACGTACTTGTCGTAGGCCGTTTCGAGGCGGGCCATCGTCGCGTCGGACGGTTCGTTCTCGTAGGGGTTGCGCATCGGTCCTCCCGGTGTGCGGCGGATGGGGCTTACACGGGGAAGAACCCCGACCACTCCCCGGATGTTGCGGGAAGGGTCGAGGTTCGCCCGGTCAGGCGCTGGTCCGGATGATCTGGAGCCAGTCGATGTGGCCACCGATGGCCACCCTGAGGATCGCGACGTAGGCGTCGATCGCTCCGGCGTGGTACCGGCGGTCGATGTCCGAGCCGCCCTCACGGAGCGTGCGCTCGTGGAATTGAGCGTTCTGAAGGGCCTTCTCGGCGACCTCGTCGCGCACCTTGTCGGCGGCGGCGATCTCGCGTTGCGTTGCTGTGGGGTTCACGGCGTCTCCTTCGGTCTGGTGCTGATGAAGTCAGTATAGCATAGGGGTCGGACAAGGTCAAGGATTACCACGAGCGCCACGACCGGCCCCAGCGCGGGGACGTCGAGCGCAAGTATCGAGCGATCGTCGGAAGCGGCCGCTCCAGAATCTCCGGCACCACCAAGTGAACGGCGACGTCGATCCAGCGAATGAACCGGCACGGCGACCCGAACCGGAACCGGCTCACGGGGACTTGCTCCGCGACGGCGGCCACGGCGAGGGTCTCTCGCAGGTTCAGGCTCTCGGTCAGGTAGTAGGTCATACCGCTACTGTAACTAGGGGGTCGGACAAGGTCCGTCAGCGACGGGGATCGTAGGGCGGCCGTCGTCGAGCGGCGCGCCGGTCTAGCGTTGTGATGACGGTGATGGTGGCCGTGAGTACGGTAGCGCCGATGCCCACGGCGATGAGAGCATCTATCAACATACCTACACTATAGCACACGGGTCGGACACAGTCAAGTCGAGCGGGCAACCACGCCGACTCGCCGAGCAACCACATCACCCGCGCTCCTCGACGAACCAGAACTTCAGCCTCACCTCGCCATCTCCTCGATCCGCTCCGCCGCCCGGGTCCCGCCGAGGGCGTCTTCAGACCCGGGGCTTCCGCTCCTCGCCGTGCCCTCGCAGCCCCGGGTTCCACCTCACCCCTGCGGGGCCGCTCGCCCGCTGGACTCGTCCTTGCCGACGAATCAACCACGCTCGTTGCTGGAGATCGCCATCCAGAGAAGAAGACCCCAGACGCGTCAAAGCCTCCGGCGAGTACCGGAGGCCCTGATCGGAGATGGTGTGCGGCGAAGCATCTTCGGCTGCTTCGCTCGCTATGTGGTGGAGTGAGCCGGAGCGACTCTCGCCTGAATCAGACGAGAGCCTCGCGAATCTCGTTCCATTCCTCGTCGGAGACTTCGATCGTCTCGACGAAGTAGTGGTACGGATCGCTCTCGGCGACGCCCGACTCGGACTCAGCCTCGGCGTACATCTCGTCGGCGCTCTCACGCTCGTCCTTGATGTAGGCCTCAGCCTCCTCCTTGGTCTCGAAGACCGCCGGAGGCGAGTCCGGTAGGCAGCCCGGCAGGTTCCACCCTGCGGTCCACACTTGCTTGCTCATACTCTCACCTCCCTTGGTGAGCATCCGGGAACGCTGCTGCGTTCCTCCTATGTAGACAGTAAACCATACGGGTCGGACATAGTCAATAGCGTAACGAAGGTATTGAGCAAGTCTTGACCTAGAGGAAACCAAGAGCCTAACCTCAAGATAACCTCACAAGATCCGAGTGACCAGACCCTCACATCAACCTCAAGATAACCTCAACACATCCGAGTGACCAGACCCTCAACTTCTGCGCCCAGATGTGGCGATCTCGACGAACCACTCGAAGACCTCTTCCGCCATCCCCACCCCCCCCGGCCCCGCACGGGCCAGCACAAACCCCGAGACTCCTCGCCTCCCCCTCGCTTGTGCCCAGTCCCGGGGAGGCGCACCCCCGGCGGGGCCCCCGGGCGCTGCTGGCCCCAGACGCGCAACGACCCCCGACGCTTGCTCCAGCCGGAGGGCGTCGGGGGTCGAAGTGGCGGGTGGGATCAGGAGCGGGTCAAACCGTCCGTGGCGAGGGCCGCGAGGGTGTGCGCCGCCTCGTCGATGGCGTCGTCCCCGGCGATGGCTCCGATGCTGAGGAGGAACGCGCACACGGCGTCGTGCGCCGCGTCGAGGATGCGGATGAAGTCGATGGTCCGGTCGTCGGGCATCGGGGTCTTCCTTTCGGATGGGGATGAGGAAGGTTGGGATCAGCCGTCGTGGTGACGGCCGCGACACGCTCGCCGGTCCTGTTCCTTCCGACGATCGACGAACCGGGCGGCGCGCTGACGGCGACCGTCACGGAGTGCCCGGAGGATCTCGTCGTGTCCGCGACGGCGCATTACGAGCGCTGCCTCGTCCTGTTGGCGGGTAGTGGTGCGCTTCACGGTCGTTCCTTTCGTCGGAGGCGCTGAGAGGTTGGAGCCGGGCGGGATCACCCGGCCCGGCGCTTGTTGCCCTTGTGCTCGTCGCGGTAGTCCGTGCGGCCGTGGAAGAACACGGTGGGCACGCTGCGGCGCTTCGTGTCGACGACGACGACGATCTCGCCCTTGACGTACCGGTACTGATTCGGGTACCGGTCGTCCTTGCCCGCGTACGTCAAGTCGGGGTTCTCGATGGCGTCGCGAATCGCGGTGAGGGCGAAGCCTCGCTCGGCGATGCGCTGGCGGGCGTGCCCGCTGATGAACAGGTCGTCGAACCGGAGGTTGAGCATCGGGGTTCCTTTCGTTACTAGGTGATGCGCTTAGTGTATCGAGGGGGTCGGACATCCTTGCTGTCCTGTCCTCGTCCTTACCCTCACATCATACCACGGGGGTCGGACATCCTCAACCATCGAACACCTGTTCGATAACTCCACTACTGCGATAGGGATTCCGACACTCGGCACATCGTTCTAGTTATTCCTACCAACAAGGTGTACTAAGGATCACCATACTAAGGGAGACCTAACTAAGGATCACCTCACTTACGGCTGCCCTGTCGAGATCCGAGCGTCGCGAAGAGATCGCCGAGGAGAGACCCGCCGCAGCCCGAACGCCCTCGCCGCCGGGGGCCCCGCAGGTGGGACGCCGGAGGCCGGGGCCTTCAGGGCGGACCGGCGGTATCCCCGCCCCGAGCGGCTCGCTTGCCCCTGCGGGGCTGGCGGTCGCACGGATCTCGAGCGAGGAGTTCCTCGAGGAGTTGCGGTTGATCTCGCCGAGTTCCTCGAGTTCTTCTTCTGGTCGAGTTCCTCGAGTTCTTCTTCTGGTTTCTGGTCGAGTTCTTCGTCGAGTGGAGTCTGGGGGGAGGGTGATCACCGGGGTGCTTGACTGTTGTCCGACCCCTATGCTATAGTATCTTTGTTGGCAGGACAGCCAACCTTGACAACCGAAGGAGACAGCGATGGCTGCGATGAAGCAGTACCGGATCCAACACGGCGAGCACGGATGGATCAACGCCTACCCCTCCAAGGAGATGATGGAGCGAGCGCTCCGTCGGCTCAACGACGAGGAAGGATGGCGAACCGGCCGGTACCCGTGGTACCGGATGGAGGGCTGAAGTTCCTCCCGCCAACTAGAAACGCCCTCGAGGACAAGTTCCTCGGGGGCTTTTCGCGTCCTCCCGCCGGGGGCCCCGCCGCAGAAACCCCCGCCGCCGTACGCCACAAAAAGCCCCGGCCCGATCGTAGGCAGCGCCAGCGCAGGTGCCCACGGGCGGGGCTGCGGCGCTGACGCTGCTGGTTCTGAGGATGGACGCGACGAGACCCCCGACTGGGGGGTCGGGGGTCTCGTCGCTGAAGCCGAGGAGGATCAGGGGGTCAAGTCCATCGTGGCGATGATGCCGTGGCACGTTCCGCACGCGAGGACTGCGGGTTGCTCCCAGTCGGGGTCGGCCCACTCGTCCCACGGTGCGATGACGCCGACGGGGTTGCCCTCGAAGTCCACGGACTGCTCGGCGATGAAGCCGTGGGGTCCGCGACCGAAGCGGGTTTCGGCGCACGCCGGGCAGTGCCGGTCGGCCTCGTACTGGTATGCGATCGGTTCGAGTCTCACTGGTCGTCCCTCCAGTTATCGGTTCGGGGGGCGACGGTGGCGAAGCCCCACTCGTAGTCGGCGAAGTCCACGACTTCGACGTCGAAGCGGTTGTCGGGGATTACGACGGCCTCGCCGTGCCGCTCCGACTCGTCGAGCGAGTCGGTCGGCGACTGGTCCTTCCATCCGTAAAGCACCTTGTTGTCTCCTTATCTACTAGGCACTATGGATACTGTAGCAAGGGGGTCGGACACGGTTGCGTCATTACCTCCCTACTGATGATGACTTTACTAGGGGGGTCGGACACGAACACGTGTTCGCCCGAACGCTTGTTCGCATACTCCACTTATTCCGACTAATGCGATAGAGATTCCGATACTTTCTCTACCAATACGATAGGAATTACGAGTCTCCATAGAATCTGCGAATCGTTATCGAACAACTATTCCGCCCAGTCCCCAACTGCTTCAGCCCTTCAGTCGAGCGACCGCAGCAACTCCTCCGCCACTCGCAGCGCCGTCGGGCGGCGGCCCCGCAGGGGCGCACCTCCGAACCCGGGGCTCCCCAGAGCCCGCCGCTCGAGCGGGCTCCTTCTTTGTGCGGGGCTCCGAGTCGGTGAGATCTCGTGATGTGAGCGCTCGAGGAGAAGTTGCTGGGAACGCGAAAGAGCGCCGCATCGCTGCGACGCTCTTTCTGGTTGGGGGGAAGGTTGGCGGTGGGTTGCTCAGCGACCGTCGCCGTAGAGCAACCACATCAGGATCCCGAGGGGGGCAAGCCCTGCGATCAAGATCCCGGCCGCTGCTGCGATCCGGATGACTTCCATTACTGCTCCTAACTATCTACTATTTACCTTACTCACTTATCATAGCGCAAGGGTCGGGCGCCGTCAAGTATTACTTGTGTGACCCTCGTCACTAACTGTCACCTCAGGTGCTGCTCGCCGAAACGACAACAACCGGCCCGACTCCCCGCACAAAAAACACGGCTCCTCACCCTCCCACAACACCTCACACACATCACACTTCATCGGCAAGTACCTGTACCCAGCAGTCCCCACCCCACCAGAGTACGCACCCCGCCCCGCTCAAACGAACAATCCCCGGGGCTCGCCGGTTGCCGCCACACCCCTCACACGCACCATGAAGACATGAACCACATCGCCGACCTGCTCCTCGAGGAACTCCTTCACTCCCTCGTACCCGCCGTCATCGCAGAACTTCTCCGACAACTACGCAAAGACCACCTCACCCCAACGCCAGTCGAGCAAACCGCTCCACCAAATCAGCGATAGACCCGCCACTCTCGGACTCACCCGACCCCTCGATGGCGACCTCAACGATGCTCCGCTTCAGCCCGATGAGATCAAACACTGTCTCGTCGATGGTGTTCTCCGCCAGCAGATACGTCGCCTCCACCGAGCCCCGCTGTCCGATGCGGTGAAGACGGGACGTCGTCTGGTCCAAGTCCGCTGGAGTCCACGGCAACTCGAGGAAGCAGATGTTCTGGGCTGCCGTCAACGTGTGCCCAGTCTTCGCTGCCTGAATCGAAAGAACGATCGCTGGGGCTGAAGCAACTGATTCGTTCTGGAATCGCGCCTTCGCCTCCTCGATCTCCGAGATCGGCTGGCCTCCCTGAATCTTCAGTCCCCCGTACTTCGCAGCCAACGCATCCACCACATCCCGGTGATGCGCCGCCAACACCACCTTGCGTTCCGCTTCGAGGTGCGACTTCACCCACTCGTCGAGTGCCTCCAACTTTGCCGACGCAGCGATCTTCCGCAACACGCCCATCCGCACGATGTGCTGCGCCGCCTCTACCCGGAACCGAGCCACCACCTCCGCCTTCCGACGGGACGTGCCAAGTTCCTCGGCGATGGCCGCCGCTCGAGCCACCATGTACTCGACGATGTCTTGCTCCGCCTTTTGGTATTCCCGCATCGCCTTCGTCGAACCAGCGACCACCACCGGGTTGTGCTGCACCGGAGGCAACTCGCTCATCACCTGATCTTTCGTCCGACGGATGTAACACGTCGCACGCAGCCGATCGTTGAGTTCATCCAGATGAGACGCGCCCTCGAAGTGCCACTGTCCGAACCGATCTCGGAACGCGTTGCAGTACCTCTTGTAGAACGCCCACCGTCCACCGAAGTCCTCGAGGCGATCAAGGATCTGGAGTTGGCTGGCGTACTCCGCCGGACGGTTCGTCACGGGGGTCCCGGTGAGGCACAGCACCACCCCCGGGGCTCGGCGGGCGACCTTCACCGCAGCCTTCGTGCGAGCAGCCGTCGGAGTCTTCGCGTAGTGCGACTCGTCGAAGATGTACGAGGAGTACCCAGCAAGTTCGTCAGCCCAGTGCGACAAGTTCGCCCATCCAACGACCGTGATGTCGGCGTCGTTAGCGGGAAACTGCTTCCGTCCTTCCACGAGCCGTACGGTCCGATGCGGCAACCACCTGTTTGCTTCCGCCCGCCAGTTGTGAGTGAGGGTGGCCGGGCAGACCACAACTGCCGGGTAGCCACTTCCGGGTTCTCGTTCCTCGAGACCCTCCAGCGAGGCAAGCGACATGAGCGTTTTCCCGAGACCCATGTCGTCAGCAAGGAAGCAACGTCGAGCGTGCAGCGCATACGCCACACCAGCCCGTTGGAACGGACGCAACTCGGCGACGAGCCCCGTGATGGCGACGTCGGCGTCTTCTGCGCGACTCGCTGCGATGCGGGACTCGGCGGCCTGCTGTGTGTCGGCGGCGGCTCGAGCGACATCGGGATGGACGTCCACACGGAAGCGGGCCGCCCAGTCGGTGACTTCTCGGATGACGGACAGCGGCGCTCGGAACGTCTTGGTTTCGGCGTTCCACTCGGTGAGGGGGAGGCGGCGAGCGGACTCGGCCATGAGTTGGTCGTAGGGGAAGGAGATCTCGAGTTCGTTGTCGGCGAGCCGCACTTCGCCCCCGTGGACGAACGGTTGGGCTTCGTTCGGGAGGGTGAAGGTGAGGACGGCGGGATCTACCCAGAGGTCCCACTTGTCGGCGAACCGACGGGCGGCGTCGAGTGAAGTCATCGGAATGCGCCAGACTCGAGCGACCTTGTCCCAGCGAGCCCCGGGGATGCGCTTCGTGTCGGCGACTTGGGCAGCATCGTAGGGGGAGTCAACGACGAGGTGATCGTCGGCGAGGAGGAGTTGTTTCGCTCCGGTCTGTCGGAAGGGAGGCATCGGCGGCACCTGTGATCGGGTGGGTGGACGAGAATGCTTGACGTTGTCCGACCCATCGTGTAGTATTGTTTGTATCAGGGAGAACCTGATGTATTCACTAGCGAAAGCGAGTACCCATGACCATGATCGAGTTCCTCAGCGGAACGTACATCCTCGGCTTCGCGATCCTCATCGTGTGGCTCGGCCAGAAGGTGGCCCGCTGATGGAATCCTTCCTCATCCTCAGCGGCGTCCTCGCCACATCGTTCGTCATCGCCATCGGCATGGAGTTGCTCCACTGCTGGCTCGACGACCGGAAGGCCCGCCGATGAAACACGGCGAGCATTCCCACTTCACCCCCGACGGCACTCGTTCGTACCACGTCGTGTACGTCACCCCACCACGAGCCGACGCCAAGCGCCAGTCCTACTGGAACTGGTTCGTGTTCGACGAGAACCGCAACGCCGTGATCCGCCGTGGCTCGGCGGCCTCGAAGGAGATCGCCCTCGAGGAGATGTTCAGCGCGGTCCCTCGAGAGCAGCCACTTCGTCAGCAGTGAGGGTGGGGTCCTCGCCCTGTCCCGCCGGGAGCGGGTCCGGGTTCTTCGCCGGTTCGTCGAGGAGACCCAACTTTCGGAACGTCGGTTCCACCTTCTTGCGGATGTCCTCCGGCAAGTCGTCGAGCGAGTCGGCGGCAGCGAGGGCATCTTCCACTTTGTACCGCTCCTCGGGGGTGATCCCGCCATTCAGCAACACCATCACGGCGGCGTAGGAGGCTCGAGAGAACTGGTGGCGATTCATCATCGTCGTATCCTATCGCTAGTTGTTAGCAGAGTCAACCCCGGCGTTGGCTGCTGCTCGAGCCTCTTTACCGATGCGACGCCACTCCGCCCGGGACGGCTGGGGCGGCAGCCGCAGCGCACTCCGGTTCAGCACGACATACTCGGGGTTGTCTCCCTCGACGAGAATGGCGTCGTACCCCAGCAACGCTGCGACTCGCCCGTAATCATCGAACAACTTCGTGGGATCAACCAGATCGGATGCTGGTACATCTGGTTCTCGCACTGATCTGAACTGCTCTCGCCGCTCCTGCATGAGCGTCAGTCTGGGTGCGTGTTGCGCTCGCAACCGCTCGGCTTCCGCTCGCACCTGTTCCAACGTGATGACTCGTGCGTTTGGATCAAGGTAGAACTTCGTCCAGTGCTTCCCCGGATTTGGATGTGAGTCCAACTCGACCGTCGTGTAGTCGCCGACGACATCCGCATCAGGAGCGACGTAAATCCCCGCCCCGTGAACCCCAGTCCCGGGCCAGTAGTACCCCTCCCGAAGGTCGCGCACGTGTTCGACCTCGTCGAGCGCCCGGTACACCACCGGGGCTCGGGCCTCCTCGAGCGCTGCGACCTCGGCTTTGGTGACGGGAACCGGCGGCGCATCGAATCCTTGCATGTGGACGATGGCGCGAAGTGCTTCGTCGGGTTGCCCGAAGAACGCTTCGTTGGCGGTGAGATCTGGGTTGATGAGATCAACGAACGCAAGACCGTTCTTGAGGATTAGTTCATCGACTTGTTCTGGAGTGGCGAACTCGGGGATGTGGGTAGCCCCGGGGGAGATGCCCAGTCGCGCCGTTCGTTCGGCGAGCCGTGGACCGTGTGCGATGCGACCGAGTTCTCGCCACTCGAGGTCGGAAGGTTGCGGCGGAAGTCGCAGGGCGGTGCGGTTGATGACGACAACTTCGTTTCCTCGAGCGAGACCGCGCTTGAGTCGAGTTGGTGCTGACGGGTCGTGTTGTACGTCGATGGCGTCGTACCCGAGTAGTGCAGCAAGTCGCCCGTAGTTGTTGATCATCTGGGACGCAACAAGATACTTGCGAAACTCGGCTTGCTCCTCGGGGGTGCGGGGCTTCCGGTCGGCGTACTTCGCTTTGATCGCAGCAAGTTCTGGAACGCCATCAATCAACTCTGCACTAAGTTGTCGTTGCAACGCTCGCAGTTCACTGACCTCAATCACTCGAGCGTTCGGGTCAAGATAAAACATCGTGTAGTTCTTCCCAATGTCTTTACCTGTTGGAATTTTCACTACGCTGAAGTCTTGGATCCAGTCCACATCAGGACTCGTGTAAATACCCGAACCCCACATCCCCGTGCCCGCTCGATGTTGCCCCGTGCGGAGCGCCTCGACGAACGCCGGGTCATCGATCACTCGGAAGATCCGCTCAGCCCCGGCGGCGTCGAGCGCCCGAGCCTGCTCGCTCGTGATGGGTACCGGCAGTCCGTCGAAGCCGCCCTGAATCTGGGCGAGGCGCTCGGCGACTTTGTCGCCTTCTCCCTTTAGAAACGTGTTCGGACCATCCATCGCAGCAATGTTCTGCTCGAGTCCCACGAGTTCTGCCCAATGCTGACGAAGGATCTCGAGCGCTCCGTCCTCGCCGGAGAACGCTGCGGTCACCTTCTTCCTCGAGGAAGTGGACTCGGTGATCTTCGGGATCTTCCCGGGGCTCGGCGGCTTCGGCGGATCGTGCCGGTCAATGATGCTGGCGTGGCCCAGATCGCTGAGACCGGGTCGTTTCGAACCAATCGATGGGCTGCGACGTCCGAGGGACGAGTGGCCGAGGCGCTCCAGCGCAGTCCGACTTGTCGTGGAAGGAGGTTCCGGCGAGGCGTGCTTCGGCGTGTAGTTGACGTCTTTGCCGTGTTTGTCGACGTAACGCAGGTTCTTGGGGCGAAATGCGCTCGTGTGGCCTCGAGCGATCTCTCGACCGAGTTCGTCGAGGATGCGAGTAGCAACGGGCCGCTCCCACGCAGTCCCGTCTTGAACGATGCCGTCGCCATCGCCGTCCTTGGCGTCGGGGTCATACGCTTCGATGCGTAGAGGGACTCGGGGAATGGTCACCGGAACAGGTTACTGTTTGTTCTGCGTATTGGCGGGTGTGGCGGAATGGCAGACGCGACGGTCTCAAACACCGTTGGCCGGAAGGTCGTGAGGGTTCGACTCCCTCCGCCCGCACAAAGAATCAACGAAAGACTTGACTCAACCGGATCACGCTGCTAACATCACATCATCTACTAGCAACCAAAGGACATCCTCGTGCCCAAGACTCGTTGGAAGTACGACGACGGACCCGTGGACTTGCGGACTGCCGCACCCCGATGGACCGAAGCCGTCGAGACCCTCACCACTCAGATCGACACCCTCCGCACGAACGCCCACATGGCAAACGGGTACACCAAGTTCGCCATGTCGGTCCTCCGCTCCAAGATCAACCACAGCCTCGCCCCCGAGGCCCCGCTGCTCTCCGTCGAAGACGCCGCCGACGCCGCTCGCATGCTGGTCTTCGAGGCGTACGCCCGGGGCCACGCCGAGGCTCCAGAGGTCCGAGAGATGCGCGGCCTCCTCGAGTTCACCGACGACGTCTTCGAGACCCTCAACGACGCCGCCCCCGTGTACATCACCGAGGAGATGATGCGGCTCGCCGACATCGCCGTGGACTCTCTCCCCTACGACGTCAACCTGACGCCGCAGTCCCTCCTCGAACCCAACATGTGGCTCTACTTCGAGAAGGGCATCCCCATCACCACGCAGGCCGGTGACTCACAAGTCCTCAAAGCGGTGATCGTGCGCTCCGCCGCCCACATCGACGACACCGTGCCCGGTTTCGACTTCGTGTATATGAGCGACTTGCTCGACGAGCGCGACACGACGGGCGACGGGGCTGCGTGGCCGAAGAACATCAGTCTTGGTCAGCGTCTGTTCCCGAGTCACGTGACCGGCCTGAAGTTCGGTGATCAACCCCATTGGCGGCAGCCCGAGGAGTTGGACATCCCGGATGAAGTCATCGAACGGGTCGTTTCCACGGCCACCGCACGAGATGATTTCGAAGTGGCGCTGGACAGCAAGACCGTGTGGAAGTCAGCCCTTGACGCCATTCGGACCGAGCGATTCATCGTCACCATCCTCCTGATGCTCACCCAGAAGGAGGTTCGAGTGGTCGAGGGACAGAGCCGATCGGTGCTGCGACGGTTCGCTCGGGCACGGAAGCAGCCGCTCGATGCCTCCCGGAGGCCCCGCATCGTGGTGCTCCGTCGCCGAGAGTACGTCGGTACTGGCGACGACGGTGACGAAGCGCTCGAGCGGTCGCACAGGTGGTGGCGACGAGGGCATTGGCGTCAGTTCAAGCCGGGGAAGTGGACGTATGTGACCGGCCATGCGTGCGGCCCGGACGACAAGCCGTTCCTCCCGAAGAACAACGCGTACACGTGGGAGCGCTGATGTCGGATGGCGGGGCTCGGGGGCGGTCTGCTCTCGAGTCTCGCTGTTCTCGCCCCTCCTCGAAAGATTTATCGAGATCGGCTTGACACCTCACCTCACTTCGGTTAGAGTAAACCGAGTAACCTACATGTCGTACTGAATCAACAAGGAGAACCACCCCCATGAGCGACAACCTCGAACGCTACGAAGGCAAGACATCCTTCGCCTACAACAAGAACGCAGGCATCCCGTGGCACCAGACGGGCCAGTCCATGTCGGGCTTCCAGACCGTCGACACCATGCTCACCGCAGCACACGCCGACTACGACGTCGAAGTCGTGCCCCTCTACGTCCAAGCCCCGGACGGCACGTTCGTCGAGTTGGAGTCCAAGAAGGCCACCGCCCGCACGAACCCCCACACCGGGGCGTACCAGCCGCTCGCCAGCGTCGGCAACCGCTACGTCCCCGTCCAGAACCGAGAGGTCCTCGAGCGCGCCCTCACCGTCGTCGGCGCATCGAAGGGCGACGCCATCATCGACACCCTCGGGGTCCTCGACGAAGGCCGTCGCTTCTTCGCCGCCATCGACTTGGGCACCCTCGTCATCGACCCGATGGGTGCAGCAGACCGGATCGCCCGGTACTTGCTCGTCTACTCGTCGCACGACGGCACCGTGCCGATCACGTACTCCAACACCGACGTGCGAGCGGTCTGCCAGAACACGGTCCGCATGGCGCTCGCCGCTGCGCAGTCCACGTTCAAGGCCAAGCACACCCACGGCTTCTCGATCCGCATCGAGGAAGCACAGGAAGTCCTCCGCCTCTCGACCGAGTGGGCCACCGAGTTCAAGAACGCCGCCGAGCAGATGATGCTCATCCCGATGACCCCGGGGCGCCTCGACCGGGTCATCGACGGAGCGTTCCCCGAAGCGAAGGCCGTCACCGACCGACAGATTGCCAACCGCATGGAGATCGTCGACACCATCAAGACGATTTACGCCGGACCGAAGAACGCCGGGATCGTCGGCACCAACGGATGGGCCGCATGGAATGCCGTGGTCGAGTACTTGGACCACCACCGTGACGGCACCCCCGAGGAGCGGGCACTCACGAGCATGGACGAGACGTCGTGGGTGACGAAGCGCAAGTTGGCAGCCCAGCAGGCTGTCCTCAGCCTGCGCTGATGCCGCACATCGAGGTGTGGGTCCGCAACGACTTACACCGCATGCCCGGACGGGAGCCCCGCTACGAGCGCCGGGCCGAGTGGAACGACCCTCGGCCCGGCGGCTCGCTCGAGATCGCCGAACGCACATGGAAGTTCCTTGCTTACGGAGAGTCCGTCCTCGCCCCCGAGGATCGCGAGTTCCGCCAGCAATGGGAAGCCGTGCGGCACGGGTTTGGTTTCGGGGTGGGTGACGTACTCGTCGTGGACGGGGTCGCTCTCCGCTGCGACGCCGCCGGGTTCACCATCGTTGACCGACGGTCGCTCTTGCCGTAGTAGGAGTAGCCGTCGTCACGCGCCCATAACTCAACTGGCAGAGTAGGAGACTTTTAATCTCAAGGTTGCAGGTTCGAATCCTGCTGGGCGCACTACCTGTTGTCGAGTATCAGGACCAGATGTCCTCGAGCGGTTCGTCGGCGACGTACCGCAGCCACACGTAGAAGTGGTCGGGGTTCTGGTCCTCGGGGTCCCGGCCCCACGCCGCTTCCCAGCGATCGGTGGGCAGGAGCCCCCGGATCCGGGACTTCCGCAGGTCCCTCGTGTGGGAGTTGCGGATGTCGCTGGCGACCTGCGAGGCCGTGGACTTCTTCATCGGTTCGATCATGCGACGCCACTCGCCGGGGAAGGAGCGACACTCGCTGAACAGGGCTGCCCATCGGCTGCGCTTCTGTGTGGTGGGTGTTCGTGCGGGTGGCTTGGATGCCACGGTGTAGTTGTTCATGGGGTCCTCGCTCTTGGGGGATGTGATGCTCACGATGCTTGTGTGAGCATTCGTAGCGTAAGCCGAGACCAACCATACGTCAAGTCGTTCCTGTACTTTGTGACGTTATCCCTGTATGTAGTGACGTCGCCGCACTATCCGAACGCCAGCAGGATCAGTCCGCTTCGGGCGTCAACTTCACCATCATCGACCCGTCGCCATCCACCGAGACCACCTCGAGACCAAGGACATCGAGCAACTCGAGGACGATCTCGTCAACGAACGTCTGGGCGTCCTCGAGGTCCCGCCCCTCGAGCGGCACCCCCTCCTCATCGGTCTCGGCGAACATCTCCGAGAACAGCGACTGCATCGACCGCATGATCTTCAGGCGGGCATCGGCGGGGCTCGGCGGCTGCGACATAGTTCCTCCACGGGTAGCGATCGACACTTGCGGTCGTTCGAGACTCGTAGTATGGTTCATCGAGTTAGCGAACACCAGCGATCTACTGCTACTTCATTCACCCCCTCCACCGAAAGGCACTCCGCCCATGAATGGGATTCAGGTCACCGTCGTCGGGAACCTCACTCGCGACCCCGAGGTCCAGACCGTCGGCTCCGGCGCCACCCTCGCCAAGTTCACCATCGCCTCTGAGCGGTCGTGGAAGAACGAGAACACGGGCGAGTGGGACAAGGCCGTCTCCTACGTGGACGTCGTCTCGTGGCGGTACGCCGCCGAGGACGTTGAGCGCCTCCTCGAGAAGGGCGTCCGGGTCGTGGTGACGGGGCGCTTCGATCAGGTCTCGTGGGAAGACAAGGACACCGGCAAGACCCGCACCCGCTTCGAGTTGACCGCCGACGAGATCGGCATCGCTGCTCGCAGCATCGAGTCGTTCGAGCGTCGCCGTCGAGGGGACGACACGAACACGGGTGGTGCCCGCCAGCCCGCACGAGCCGGTGCCCGCTCCGCCCCGGCGGCAGCCCGCCCGGCCGCTCGGCCCGCCCAGAACGGCGAGGACATCTGGGGGTAGTCCTCGTCCGAGAGCGGGAGGGGGGCTTCGTCGGGTCTCCCTTGTGTGGGCCTCCCTCCTGCTCCACCCCCATCTGCTGCGGAGAGATCGGAACTTCGATGAGCAACACGCCTCACAACCCGCTTCGAGACGCCGTCCCTGAAGAAGTCGCCCGTTGGTTGGATGCGTGGAGCGTCTCGACGAACAATGAAGTGGGTCGTCCGGGTTTCGATGATCTTCGGCAGGCGTGGGTCGGCCGAGCCCCGCTCGCCGAGACCCTCGAGATGCTCGGGCCGTGGCTCGAGGAACGGGAAGAACTTCAGCGAGATGCCGAGGCCGTGTACCGCCGGTTGCTTGAGGAACAGCCGCTGCCCACCTATGAAGGGCAGTCGTCCTCGGACCCGGTCGTTCCGGAGTGGTTCTTCACCTCGTGGAGCGAAGTGCTGCTGACCCGCCCGTGGGACGAGCAACTTCCCGACGCCATCTTCTCGGCGAAGTCCTACCTCGACGGTCAGTCTGATCAAGCCGATGCGTGAACTGCGCTGTCCCCTCTTGTGGGGGCGGTGAGTGGGACCACGCTCGGCTCCTCGCCGTCGGGTGGTTGAGGTCTGGAAGACCGGCGACTACGGCACGACGATCTGGCATCACCGGCTCGACTGCGGGCACATCGAACAGCGGAAGCGGCGTCGCCCTTCTGACGAGATCGGGTGCGTGCGCTGCGAGGCGGGGGATCGGTTCGAGCGAAGGGCGGGGGCCCCGCTGGCGACGGTCCTCGAGCCGGAGCCGAACCTTGACGAGGAGGTCGCTGTGCTGCGGGCACGGTTGGCTGCTGGTCTCGGGGTGAGCAGCGACTCGGTGTCGGTCCAGATGGTGGGCGGCCGGTTGGCTGGGGTCCTCGTGGTGTTGGATCTCGAGCAGGTTCGGGAAATTATTCAGCGCTAGGACTTGACGAGCCATACTAGGCGTGTTATTGTGTCTTCATCACGAGAACGAGCACTACTAGCGTGGAGACCAAGTGCCCAGCCAAAAAGCCTGTAACCACCCCATCAAACAACGAACCAAGGTGTCGCACGGGATCTACCTGTGCGAGAAGTGCGGGGAGAACCTCAACCCCGATCGCCGAGCCGAGTACCGGCTGTCCGAACGAGTCACTATCACATCGGGCGACCTGATCAAGGTCAAAGGCATCCGGGGCTTGGGCGTCTTCCTTTACGCCGAGGTCGACACGCCATCCGGCATCGACAACATCCACTTCGCCGAAACGGACGCAGGCCGCTGGTCTCGCACCCGAACGGTGTACCCCGACCGAGTGCGTCGTGCCCCCAAGCGGAGCACGGCTCGCTAACCCCGACCAAAGGAACGCACGCAATGCCTCGCAACGCCGACATCGTCAAGGCCTACAAGAAAGGCGCTTCCCTCCGGGAGATCGGCGAGACCCACGGCCTCACCGCCGAGCGGGTCCGGCAGATCCTCCTCAAGGAAGGCGTCGAGCGCAGGGGCCCCGGCTCTCTCACCACCAGCGACTACGAGGCGTTCGTCGCTCGCCACGGGCAGCAGGTCAACCGGCACTTCGACCGCACCAAGTCGATCCGCCAGACCGTCGCCCACTTCGAAGGCGAGTACCCCAAGTCGTGGATCCAGCGTCTTCTCGCTGATCGAGCATCCGAGCAGCGACTTGACTTGCGCACCCCCCGTCCGGTAATGTACAATGACGAAGCGTTGCTGGACGCCCTCCGCTCCAAGGCCACCGACGGTGTCCTCTCGGCGAAGGCCTACCAAGACCAGCGCACCCCCACCGACCCGTCGATGACCACCATCATCCTCCGGTTCGGTTCGTGGTCCACCGCCATCAAGCAGGCAGGACTGCGGGGCGGCAAGCGACACTCCGCCCCCACCCGCAAGTGGACCCACGAGCAGATGCTCGACGCCATCAGGGCATACGTCGCCGAGTGCGAGCGCACCGGCACCACCCCGACGGTCCTCGGATACGGCCACTGGCGACAGGCGCACCCCAACAGCCCGTCGTTCCCCACGATCCGCATCCACACCAACCAGCGATGGTTGTCCCTGATCGAGGCCACCCGGTCTCGACCGACTACTAGCGAAAGGTCATCCCGATGACGAACCCCGACATCCTCATCACCAACATCGTCGAGGCACGGCTCCTGTCCCCCTCGTTCGACCACATCATCACCGCCGGACCCGAGTACCGGGAGGTGAAGAACATGGACCACCCCAGCCACTTGGTGGTTCCGTTCCACGACACGCTCCGCCTCGACTGGGAGGGCGCCACCGAGAGCGACGTCGCCGCCATCCTCGACTGGGCGGCCGACAAGCGAGACGACTCGATCCTCATCCACTGCCACGCCGGGATGAGCCGATCGACGTCCAGCACCATCGGCATCCTCGCCTCGTGGGGCTACTCGGAGGACGACGCTTGGCGGATCGCCCGCCAGCAACGTCCGTCAGCGGCCATCGCCAACCGACGTGACTTCATTCCGAACCCGCTGATCCTCTCCCACGTGGACAGCCTGCTCGGAACGTCGTTCCTCGTCCGCGACGACCGTCACTACCAGATGCTCGACTCCGGGTACTTCCCGGCAACGTGGGGCGAGTGATCCACCCATCCACCAGCGACACCCGGGGGTCCCGTCGGGCCCCCGGGTTGTCAGGTCTCCAAGGAGGACCAGCGTGACCAACGGCTACACCCCCGACGCTCGAGACCGGGATGCCGACGGCATCATCCAACCGGACGACCGCTCCCTCCACACCGACTGGCGAAGCCTCTACCTCGCCGAGAAGCAGCGATCCACCGCCCTCGCCGACCTCCTCAAGCGACGCCACGCCCTCGACCCCCTCGAGGTCGCCGCCGTCCTCGACGAACTCTCCATCCGTCCGCACAACACGACCGAAGGTCCCACCCGATGAACACATCCCGCTACATCAAGACCAACGCCTACGGCTCGAGCATCGTCATCCTCGCTGTCGTGTTCCTCTGCCTGTGGCTGCTCACCGGCTGCGCCTCCCCGTCGTCCGATCGGGCCGTCCACACGAAGGTCCTCGGCGAGCGGGTCGAGCGCACCGCCACGACCACGGAGTACGTGCCGCCCACCACCACGACGGTGTACGTCCCGCCGCCCACCGCCGCTCCCTCGCCCTCGCCCGCCGATCGGGCGTACGCCCTCCTCATCACCGACATCCCCGTCCTCGCCCGCAACACCCGGGCCGATGTCGAGGACATGCTCGGCACGGTGTGTGAGGTCATCGACGAGCAGGGCGGCGACTTCGACTTGGCGGGTTCCGTCATCGTCGCCTCGTCGGTCGGATCGTTCGACTTCGACTACGGCGATGCGGGCACCATCCTCGGAGCGGCGGTCGTCATCCGCTGTCCGGAGTGGGCGTCCGCTGCTGCCGACTTCGCTGGTTCCTGATGGGCATCATCAAGAAGCCGTACTGCCCGGGCTGCCACAAGCCGCTCGTACTGCTCGACGACGTGCGTCGCAAGCGATGCGAGTCGTGCGAGGAGAAGCGACACCTCCACCCGTGAAAGAAGGACCGATGAACGACGAGTTGTACCGAGGAGGCACCAACACGCCTCTCGGCAAGTACGACAACGGGCACTTCGTCTTCACGCCCTCCACCCCCAGCCCCGTCCGCCACGAAGCGACCGGCTGCGGTGCGTGGACGATGGTGCTGATGTTCGGAACGATCTGCTTCCTCTCCGGCCTGCTCATCGGACTGTGGTTCTGATGCCGACGGATCGAGTCGACCTCGACGTCAACGTCACCGACCACACCCAGCCGTCCCTCGCCGCCCTACAGGAGCGCATCGCACGTATGGAACCAGCCAACTCCATCAAGCCCCTCGACGCTGAGGACACCATCGTCTGCTACGACGACGGACGGGTGTTCCGACTGGACTGCTCATACGATCCGGCCACTTGCACCCTTTCGTTCAAAGCGCCGAAGAAGGGACGCATCATCGAACTGCTCGTGCAGCCGGGTACGACGATCGGCGTGTCCACGTGGGTGTCCCTGTGGATGGAACGGCCGCGCTTCGCTCGCAAGGGCGAGAGGGTCGTACTGCGAGTCGAGGACAACTGATGGCCTGCGATGAGTGTGCGATGAACCGGCAAGCCCTCGAGGAAGCCAACAGTCAAGTCCGTCATCTCGAGCAGGTCCTCTCGAAGCGGGGGTCCCGCAGCGACGAGGCGATGGACATGAATCGCATCCTCCATCAGGAGATCGCTACGCTTCGTAGTCGGCTCGAGCAGGGCGAGCAGGTACTTGCTGCTGCACAGGGTCGGCTCGTCGATGTGCGGGCCAGCATCGAGCAGATCCGTGTTCGCCTACAGGATGCCCTCCGATAGAGGGTCGCACTTACCTCTGCTTCACCCTTCCGACAAGGGATGCAGAAAAAGTTCCGCTTCGACTTGACGCAGGTGACCAGCACCTGTAAAGTGATCCTCAACAGCCCCCCACAAGGGCGACCCTACTGGCACATACCGCTACTACGAAAGGCCAATCCCCAGATGGCTCGAGTCCTCACCGCATACAAGTTCCGTACCGTCGGCTCCCACCGCAAGCGCCTCTACCCGTGGGACGAGTGGACCGACGGACGCACGTGGAAGGCAACGTCCGGCAAGGACTTCGCCACCCCCGCTGAGTCGTTCCGCACCACCCTCCACAGCCACGCCCGGCGCAACGGCCTCGCCGTCCGCTCCGAGGTCATCGTCGAGGGCAGCGGCCCCACCCGACGTACCCACGTCGTGTTCCAGTTCGAGTCCGCCTCCACCAAGGTGACCCGTCCTGCCAAGGCGACCGACTCGACGAACACCAGCAAGGGGCGCACCCCTCGTGCCCGCTCGACCCGACGGATCAACGCCGTCTGCGAGGCGTACCAGTCCGGCCTCTCCCTCAAGGAGGTCGGCACCAAGTACGGGATGCACCCGACACAGGTCCGACAGGTCCTCGTCGCCAACGGCATCGAGCGACGGGCAAAGGGGTCCGGCCCCTCCCCTGCCCGAGCCACCGCCATCGCCACTCGCAACGCAGCGATCCTCGAGGCGTACGCCAACGGCGAGACCGCCAACACCATCGCCGAGCGATACGGCATCGGTGACGCCACCGTCTACAACATCGTCAAGCAGGCGGGCTACACCCGACGGATGAGCCACCCCAAGCGGTCGCTCCTCGAGCAGCGCATCGTCACCGACTACAAGAAGGGCCTCACCCTCCGAGAAGTCGCCGACAAGCACGGCGTCAACCGAGAGAAGGTCCGACGCATCCTCATCGACCACAACGTCACCCGACGTCCCAACCCGGTCATCGCCCAGCCACGCAAGGGCTGACCCCACCAACCCCATCAACCCCCCAGCGAAAGGCAAGTACCCCAATGGCAGAGCGACTCGAAGTCTTCGACTTCCCGAAGCACGGTCGTCCCTACAAGTACGAGTGGAAGTCGTGGGCCGACGGCCAGCCGTGGAAGTTGGTCCACGGTAAGGACTTCACCGTCGGCATCGAGACGATGCGCACCAACGCCCGCTCGTACGCCGTCAAGAACGGCTACAAGGTCAAGACCGCCATCGTCGACGACGGCACCGCCCTCGTCATCCAGTTCGCCGTCACCGACTCGCTCAAGGCAAGCAAGTGACGACACCCCCCGTGGGCTGATACCGAGCCGCCCGCTCACCATCAGCCCACCCGTTCGAGGGGTCGGTCCAAGGTCCCCTGCCTCCGACCGACCCCTCGAACACCCTCTCTCCGATGGACGCACCCACCATCCTCACCCGGATCGTCGAACACATCGAGCAGACTGGCCGTCCCCCCACAATCAGGACGATGGCCCTGCTCATCGGCTGCTCCATCGGCACTGCGCACAACCTCATCGCTGCCCTCCAACAGCGGGGATACATCGAGTACGCAGGATCAACCCGCTCCATCACCCTCACCCAAGCAGGCCTCCAACACATCGGACGCATCTAATCCCGGCACACCCCTACACCTGTGCCAAGATGCGCCAATGGACTACGGGCCCACCGACCCAGCAACCGACGCCGTTGACTCCTGCTTGACGCTGCTCAGCACCGCCAAGACCCAACTCGTCGCAACCGACGGCATCGGCAGCGAACTCCTACCCACCATCATCGGCTGGGAAGGAGACAGCGTCATCGGGTACGCCATCCTCCACGAAGCACCCCCCACCCCCGCCCACCTCTACAGAACCATCGCTCAAGCAGCAGGCCTGATGGTCACGGGCTGGCACGCAACCGGACTCGCCATCAGCACCGAGGGCTACTGCGCACCCGCCAACCCGTTTCCCGAACCCGACGACAACCAGCACCTTGCCGAGCGATACCCGACCGACCCCACCGTCAACGAAGCACTCTGGGTCGCATACGCCGATCGACTCGGCAACGCAGCGATGGGAGTCCTCACCTTCCAGCAACACGTCGGACGCACCGTCACCTACGACGAACCCGTCTACACCTCACCCGACCAACTCGCCGACTTCGACGTGAAGGGCACACTCCCCTACGTCCTGCGCTCAGCGTTCACCAACCTCAACCCCACTCCGCTTCCGACCAACGCTTCCCTCCAAGGCTGTCGAGAAGTGATCGCTGAACACATCCACCAACTCGGCTTCACCGTCTACCTCGACGGTAGCGACTACTGGACGATCCCCGCTCAGCCACCCGCTCCCTGATCCGGCCAACACACCGGACCGTTCCTCCTCCTCGAGCGCCCCTCCCTCCCAGTCCCGACTGGGCAAGGTCGAGGGGCGTCGTCGCGTCTGAACGAACAGGAGAGGAGGGGGGGGTAGGGGGGGTGTACCCCGTAGCCCCGCTCGCAAAAAGTCGTGCGACGTGCTCGTCGCTGGGGGAGTGTGTGGTGGTGGTGGTGGTGGGTTGGTTGGTTTGTTTGGTGTGAACGTGGCTCCGGGGCAGGGATTCGAACCCCGACTGAGAGGACCAAAGCCTCTGGTGCTGCCGTTACACTACCCCGGATCGGGTGGTTTCGTTTGTTTGGTGTGAACTTGTGGGGTTGTGTCGTTGGTGGGTTAGTTGGTGGTGCCGGTGACGGTGGCGATGTCTTCGCGGTCGGCGCCGAGCATGATGAGGATGAGGCGGGCTTGGTAGGGGTTGGTGGTGCGGAGTACGAAGGTGGCGCTGCTGAAGGTGTCGTGGGGGGTGCGGTGTATGTGGAGGGTGCTGCCGGGCCATTGTTCGTTGTTTTGGAGGGTTTGGGCGAGGCGTCCTTCGGGGTGGGTTTGTCGGAGGACGCGTTCGGCGTCGGCGATGGGTCCGGGTTCGGGGGGGATGATGCCGTGGTGTCGGAGGATGTGGATGAGGGCGGTGTGCCGGTCGGTCCATCGGGAGATGATGTGGGTGCCGGGGAGGGTGAATCCGTGGTCGGCGGCGGCTTCGATGGTGAGGTCGTCGATGGGGTGGGGTCCGTCGCCGTGTTCGGCGAGGTCGGGTGAGTAGAGGAACCGGATGCCGGTCTCGGGGACGTGGACGGCGAGGTACGGTTCGGGGGCGTGGGCGATGGGGTCGTCGGTGGGGGTGACGGCGTAGAGGACGCCGTGATGCCAGTGTCCGTCCATCGGTGTGTCCCTGTGTTCGCCGGGTGTGGTGTTGTGATGTTAGTGGTTCTGTGTATCGGCGAGCCAGCGTTGGAGGGCTTGGCGGGGGGTGACAAGCCGGTCGATGCGCAGGTTGTGGCAGGCGGTCCAGAAGCGGATGCCGTTGCTGGGGTCGATGTCGCCTGTGCGACGGAGGGGGGCTCGGTCGACTTGGGCGAGGCTCGCCGCACCACAGATGTATCCCGTATGGAAAGCGGTGATGCCGGTGGGAATATCGCGTGGGCGTTGAAGGCTCACGAATAGGTAATAGTTAGGGCGTTGGTGGTCGTGGTTGTATTGGGGGACGGAGCACTCGTAGTGGGCTTTGGGAGCGACGGTCCGATCCTTGGTCTTGACGTCGAGCGTGTGCCCGACCGGGAACCGCAGGTCGTGGGTGGTCGTGTCGTCGTGGACGAATCGGAGCCCGTTGCCGGTGAGAAACTCGAGCGCTAACACCTCACCGAGAGCACCGACGACATTCGCGGGAGCGCCGCGATGCGACCCCCGGTACGTCGGCCGCTCGTCGCAGAGCCGTTGCGCGTCCGCCCGATGCGCGTCCGTGATCCGAACCCGAACGAGTTGCACGGATCCGGTCAGCGGGAGAGGACGAGCATGCAGTAGGTGGCGTAGCCGATGATGCCGAGGACCGCCACACCAATGATGAGCACAGCCAGATCGTTGTTTTGATCCATCTGAACTTACCCGCCGCGGTACTTGCGCTTGCTCGGGATGAGCACCGGGGGCGTGTCGTACGCCGTGCTGCTCGTGCCTCCCTTGCCGGTCGACCACACGCCGAGCGCGGTGCGCTCCGAACGCGGGTTCGCGTCGACGTCCTTGACGTGCTCAGAGAGACGGATCGAGTGCTCCTGCGCCGTCATCCCCTTGATGCGGCCGATCGTCGCTGCTCGTCGCTGTTTCATCGTGTGGCTCCGTAATGAGGTCAGTGACCCGTTGGAGATCTCCGTTGGGTCGACGTTTCGTGATGCAACCTGCGCAGGCGGCAACGGCACCGATCGTACTGGGGATGCTCTGATCGTTCCAGTATTTCGTCGCGATGTTTGTCGGCATGTGAACGATGTGCCCGCACTCGAACGTGACGACCGCTCGCGCCGGGTTCGTGCTGGTGCCGGGCCGTTGCCCGTCGGCGCGTACGAACATCAGAGGCGCCACGGTCCGGGTCCGCTCGACGCGTAGAGGTTCGCTGCGACGATGATGTTCGGCTCGGCCGACCATGCGTCGGGGTGGAACGAGAACCCGGCAGCGGTGAAGAGGCCCGCATGCCCGCTCCACAACTGGAAGATGCCCGCACATCCCGTCGAACTCGTGACGTCGGGTCGGCAGTTCGACTCGCGCCATGCGATGCCGATCGCCCAGTTGGCGACGTCGACCCCGAAGCGGTCCCAGTGCTTGTGGATGAGATCGACGATCTCGGCCGGGCAGCGGGTGGTGGGGGCGGAGCGCACGACCGGCGCGCTCGGCGTGGCGGATCGTTGTGTGGCGCGTGCGGCGGCTGCGGCTCGCGCAGCGGTTTCGGCTTGCGCTTTGGCGGCGGCCTCGTTCTGAGCGACCGTGTTCTGCCAGAGGATGATGGCGCTCAGCGGCTCGTTGATGCCTTCGAGGCTCGAGCCGGGAACCTGCACGGGTCGGGAGGCGGCGATGGACTGTCGGGGGCTTGTCTCGGGTGCGGCGGACTTGGTGTCTGCGACCAAGAACGTGAGCCACGCGATGGTGGTGAGCAGTAGCAGGATGAAAATGGCTTTCCGAATTTGGGTATGGGTATGCGCGGGCATAGCGACTCCTCGCTCGGGGAACAGGGGCGCTCGCCTCATGGGCGAGGTCGACCGAAGCCGACGACCGCTGCTACATCTGTTGGGATCGCATCCGATTGGCGGTAGCGATCACGCTTCTACAGTGCTGCTTGCGGTTCGTGGTTCATCTTACCAGACTGCGTCATCGAGTCAACGATTGTGCCGATGTAACCACGTAGCGTGATGACAGCCTGTGGATAACTACTTGGTAGTGGTATCGGCGTCGGAATCATCGAAACCGAGCGCCTTCTCGAGGGTTGCGACGTACTCGTCCACGGCCGGGTACACGGTTTCGAGGACGTTCCGTACGATGCAGACCTCGCAGTGGAACCGCTCCTCGTAGACCTCGATCGAGTGGTCCTCGAACTCCTGCCACTCCGGGCTGCCGCCGGGAGCGTCCGGTTCTTTCAGGTCGGCGAGGGCCATGAGCGCTTCGGCGCTCTTCACGAGGGCGTCGAACCGTTCCTCGAACTTGAGGCGAGCGGCGATGATGTCGTTACGTGTGAACTGCGTCATAGCGCCACCATACTGCGCGTGAGCGTCGATGTGAAGGATTTCCCGGTACACTCATGGGATGGATGACGCCATCGAGGGGCAATACGCCGACATGCTGTTCGACGGCGTGCGGATCGTGCGAGCGAACCGGCAGCCCTGCATCGTGTGCGGCCACCCGACCGGCGACTGCGCCGACAATTTTCCGGCTCCCGCCCGCATCGTCGGCGACAACGTCGAGGTCGCGGAACGCAAGCCGTTCGACGTGCTCGTGCCGGAGAGCATCTACGAGGAACGCCAGATCACGCCGTTCACGCGAGCGCGCGTCCTCGTCGCCGCTGCGGGCACGTACGTGACGCAAGATCGGGCACGCGATCTCGGGATCATTTGACCCGATCGACTGTCGCTACAGATCGCTAACGCACTGTATGGTTGATCCTCCGTGCGGCAGGGGCCGCGCTTAGGTCGAGGAGCATCCCGTTGAGTCTTAGCCCTGATTTTGTTGCGTCCTACGCTCTGCAGCAGCCCCCGTGGGGCTTCGGCGGCCTCGGCGAGATCGTGTACCTGCGCACCTACGCGCGCGACACCGACTTCGGCCGTAAGGAACTCTGGCACGAGACCGTCGCCCGCTGCGTGAACGGTGCGCTCGAGATCGGTGTGGACTTCACCGACGCAGAAGCCGAGGCGCTCTTCGACCACGTGTTCCACCTGCGCGGCTCGTTCTCGGGTCGTGCGCTCTGGCAGTTGGGGACCCCGCTCGTCCAGTCGCACAACGCGGCGTCGCTCAACAACTGCTACTTCACAAACATCGAGAAGATCGAGGACTTCGAGTTCCTCTTCGATCACCTCATGCTCGGCGGCGGCGTCGGCTACAGCGTCGAGCGCGCGAAGATCCACGACCTCCCGAAGGTCCGCAAGGGCGTCAAGATCACGCACGAGCGTACGAACGACGCTGACCTCATCGTCCCCGACTCGCGTCGTGGCTGGTCGCGACTCATCCACGCGGTCCTGAAGTCGTACTTCTACACCGGCAAGTCGTTCTCCTACTCGACGCTGCTCATCCGTGAGTTCGGTGCGCCCCTCAAGACGTTTGGCGGTACCGCCTCCGGACCCGGCGCGCTCATCGACGGCGTCGCCGACATCTGCAAGGTGATGGAGAATCGCGACGGCAAGAAGTTGCGCTCCATCGACGTCCTCGACATCTGCAACATCATCGGCCGCATCGTCGTGTCCGGCTCGTCGCGCCGCAGCGCGCAGATCGCGATCGGCGACCCCGACGACGTCTTGTTCATGCGGGCGAAGAACTGGGGCTCCGGCAACATCCCCGGCTGGCGAGCGAACTCGAACAACAGCATCTACGCCGACGCGTACGACGAGATCATGCCCGAGTTGTGGCACGGCTACGACGGCACGGGCGAACCGTACGGCCTCATCAACCGGCGGCTCGCGCGCAAGGTCGGACGCCTCGGTGAACGGCACAGCGACCCGAGCATCGAGGGCTTCAACCCGTGCGCCGAGATCGGCCTCGCCGACGGCGAGTCTTGCAACCTCGCGACGATCTTCCTCCCGAACATCGAGTCGCAAGCGCAGATGATCGAACTGTCGACGCTGCTCTACAAGGTCCAGAAAGCCATCGCCGCGATGGACTACCCGTACGAGAAGACGAACAAGGTCGTCCGCAAGAACATGCGTCTCGGTCAGTCCATCACCGGAGTGCTGCAAGCAACCGACGAGCAGTTGGCGTGGCTTGACCCGACGTTCCGGGCGCTCGTCGACACCGACGTCGAGTACTCGCTCCACCACGACCTGCCGCCGTCGGTGCGGCTCACGACCGTCCAGCCGTCCGGCACGCTGTCGCTGCTGCCCGGCGTCACTCCCGGCATCCACCCGGCGTTCGCCCGGCACTACATCCGGCGCGTCCGGTTCGGCGTGAGCGACCCGCTCGTCGACAAGTGCCGCAAGCGCGGCTACCCCGTGTGCTTCGACGTCGGCATCGACGGACGCGAGGACCACTCGCGATATGTCGTGTCGTTCCCGTGCAAGTCTCCCGAGAACGCGATCCTCGCTGCCGACATGACGGCCGTCGAGCAGTTGGAGTGGGTCAAGCGCGTCCAGACCGACTGGGCCGACAACGCCGTGTCGGTGACCGTCTACTACCGGCTCGAGGAACTCCCGGCGATCAAGGAGTGGCTCGCGACGCACTATGATGACAGCATCAAGAGCGTGTCGTTCCTGCTCCACGCGGATCACAACTTCCCGCTCCCGCCGTACGAGGAGATCACGGAGGCGGAGTACGAGAAGATGTTCGCGAAGGTCGACTTCTCGGTGCCGATGGTCGACACGTACGCCGATGGCGAACTGTTCGACGACTGCGCCGGAGGAGCGTGCCCGGTCCGCTAGTTGCGGACGGCGAGGATCTCCACGTTGAGGTATGCGGGGGCAGCCGCATTCCACACGATGCCCTGCCCGGAGGGCGGCGTGATCTTCGCCGGGAACACATAGTTGGTGATCGACGGCGTGAACAGCGGCGGTCCGAACAGGATCGCGAGCGCCTCGGTCGAGAACCGGAAGTAGTCGTGGGGATACCCGTGGAGAGGAAAGGTCTGATGCGTCGCGACGTACACGAGCCCACCGGGCTTGAGGACGCGCGCGACGGCCTCGGCGGCGATCCACGGTCGCGCGAGGTGCTCCCACACCGAGCACGCCAGCACCGCGTCGAACGACCGGTCCGGGAACGGCGCAAGGTCGTGGGCATCGCAGACGACGTCAACATCAACACCTTCGGTGACGTCGGCCATGACGTACCGCTGCGCGTGCGGAATCTCATCGCGATGGTGGGTGGGTTCGACACCCCAGCGACGCGTGCCGATTTCGAGGACCTCTGGATTCGCGAGATCCCGTACTGACCGCCAGAACCCGCTCGATGCCGTCATCGACCCTGTAGCACGAAGTAGTGAAGGCGGCCTTCTTGCGCCACCGTTGGCATGTCCTGCCGATGGTTGATGCCCGAGAAGTGCGAGATGATCGCGCGACGTGGCGTACCCGGCACGCGCGCCTGCGAACCGCGATGCAGAAGTCGACCGTGCCAGATGAGCGCGTCACCGCGCTTCGGTAGGTACGTGACGATCTCGGGTTGCCGTTCGGCGAGGACCTGTTCGAACATCGGCGTGAGGATCGTCTCCGAGCGGGTCGGCCAGTCCGGACCGTCGTACCCATCAAGCGCGCGCCAGATTGCATCGCGCGTGACCTGCGGCCACCGATGCGATCCGGGCACATACTGGAACGGACCGGAGTCGGGATCGATGTCCTCGAGGGCAATCCATAGCGCGGCGTAGTAGTCACCGACGTGCGGCGGGTTCAGGTATGAGTCCTGATGCCAGTCGCGAGTTGTCGTCGCCCACCCGGTGAGGTTGAGGTGCAGCCCGGCCGGTTCGCCGATCGTTTCAGCGAGGACATCCCCGAACGGTTCCATGAGGTCGCGAATCTCGGGGTGTCGCATGTACGGGATCGGGTCGGGCCAACCGCCGGTCTCGCGCCACGGCGGTGCGAGGCTGCCGTCGTTGTGTTCGGCCAGCCAGAGGCTCGCGTACGCGTTCATCAGGTCTTCGCCGGACGGGTTGGCGAGGAACCCATCGAGGCGGACGACGCCCTCGTCGTTCCAGTCGTTCCCGTCCTCCGGGGGCGAAACGGCGAGCATCTCGTAGGTCCACGTCGTCACGCAAGCACCAACTCGTCGCCGAAGTCCTTGAGCATCTGCCACGTCGGCTTCTTCGTGCCGTCGGCGCGAATGATCCCGAAGTACTGCTCAGGACCAGCAGCGCTCACCGACTGGCCGTCCTTAATGGTCACCCACATCACGTTCCGCAACTTGATGCCCTGCGTCTCGAAGTTGCGGATGTTCGTGAAGTACCCCTTGTAGCAGACCTGCTGGCGCGCCTCGTCGAGGAGGTACCCGCGAACGGTCGGGATGGTCGTGCCCGCCGGGTAGCCGGGGGCGCCGACCTCGGACCACCACACCTCGCCGCTCATGCCGCGCAGTTGCGCGGCTTTCACGATGTCGGGCGTCTGGAGGCCCGGGTTCCACTGGTACGGGTTCGTCGACGGGTCTTCCGGCCAGACGTACGCGTGGACGTCGACGGCCGTCAGTTTCGCCGCCTTCATGTTGGCGGAGTCGGCGTCGAAGAGCGACGGCCACCAGCCGTACGGGTTGAGGACCGACGATTCCGGGCTCATGCCGGGCGTCGAGATCGGCAGGTTCGGGTTCACCTTCCGGGCGGCGTTGGCCCCACGCCAGACGTACAGGGCCTGCGTCGTCGGCGTCCACTGTGGGATGGTGCGCGTGGCGCTGTTCGGGTCGGTGGAGGTCGGCGACTGCCAGAAGTTGAGATGATTCCACTCGTTCCCGATGGACAGGGCGTCCACCCCGGCGGTGGCGCAGTCGGCGCAGAACTTCTCCCAGTTCGCGAGCGTCGTCGCGTCCGTCGAGTATTTCTTGCCGCTGATCTGAGGGGACTGCATCACCTTGAGCCCACGCTTATGGGCTTCGGTGACCGTGGTGGCGAGGGCGCTGATCGTGCCGGTCCAACCCATCTCGTGGGATACCCGCACCCAGCCGTAGCCGATCTCGGCGATCCGGTCGAGGGTCCAGAGGTCGACGGTCGAGCCGACGGAGAAACCCATTCGGGTCGCCCGACGGACCTGCGGGGGCGGAGGCACGTACCCGGCGGTGGCAAGGTCGTGCTGATACTGCTCGCGAGTCTTGGTACCACGCTTGGAGTCGACGTAGGCGATTTCCCCGTCGGTGTAGGCGCTCGTAATGTCGACCATTGAAAGTTCCTTCCGGGTGATAGTTGCGAAAGTATCGGAGTTGTGCAAGCATGCTGGCTCGGCGGGTCGGCAAGAAATCTTCACGACCGACTTGCAAGAACCCCTTGACTGATGTATCCTGTCGCTATGCCTACCAACGTACACCCCATCAACCCCGACATGACCCCCCTCACGCCGCAAGATTTGGCGATCCCTGCCCTCCTCGTCCTCGAGATGCTGGACAGCGGTGAGTTCAAGTGCGGACCCGGCCGCTGCGCCCGGTGCCACGAACGGACGAACATCCTCTACGGACGCCGCCGGTTCCTGCGACCCATCGGAGCATGCGTCTCCTGCGTCATGGCTCGCGTCATCGAGCAGGCCGAGGACGCCCCTCTCGACGAGTGACGGTACGCGCCTTCGGGCCCTCCGCCACCATCCTGCGCGACGCGATCACGGTGCTCGGCACGACCGGCTGGACGCGCGGCATCACTCGCGATCAGATCACCGGAGAAGTCGACGTCCTCGGCGCAATCCTCATCGCCGCCGGACTTCCCCCGGCGCTCGTCGACCCGGAAGGCAACGACGCCAGCCTTGCCGACGTTCCCGTCGCCCGCCGACCCGCAGCGTTCTACGCGTGGGAGGCCCTCGACGCGCGCCTTGACGCCGATCCGCAAGCATGGAACGACGCCCCCGGCCGCACGATCGACGAAGTCCTCTGGATCCTCACCAGCACCGCCGACGCGCTCGCCGCTGACGACTGATCCGCAACGCGAAGAAGGGGCCCGAACCGAAGTTCGGACCCCCTCTCCATGACGCTGCGTAGCGCAGCCTTCGCTTATCAGGCGAAGGTGACCTGCACGAACGACTCCGGCCGCTTGGTGGCGAGAGCCAGACGCTGCTCGGCAAGGATCACCACGGCGTTGCGGACGAAGAAGTCCGCGTGCTGCTCGGAGATCCGGATGGTCGCCTGCTCACGGTCGTACAACTGCGCACCCGTGCCGAACGCACCGACGAGGCCGGTGCCCTCCGGCATGGCCGGAGTGTCGATGACCGGGAGCCGCCAGATCCGCGCCTCGGCGCCGACCTGCATCGAGACCGCCATCAGGTACGAGCCCTGAGTGTTCTTGGTCAACTCGATCTTCTCCCAGTCGTTCGGGTGAACGACCACGCCGGTCGGCTCGTAGTACGCGAGGAACGAGGCCGTAGCGGCTCGCCGGATCGCGTCCCCGTAGTTGTCCGACGCGATGGCAGCGGTGTGGTCGTACTGCTGGACACCCGAGGTGTTGAGGATGCCGAGCAGGTTCTCACCCGTGCCGTCGCCCTGCAGGATCTGGTAGTCCTCCTGCAGGCGCAGACCGTAGAGCAACTCGTTGTCGATGATCGACCGGAGTTGCGGCTCGTCAGCGAGGACGTTCCGGTGCGCCGCCTCCCAGTGGGCCAGCGTCCGGATCGGAGCCTGATGACCCTCGAACTGCATGGACGACTGGGGCTTGAGGGCGAACGCGTTGCCCGAGCGCTCCGCGACCGGCGACGCGGCGTTGGAAGCCGTGGTGCCGGGGGTCGTGAAGCCGAGCATGCGGAAGTACTCGATGACCGCAGCGGTGGTCGTGCGCGCCGGGAACAGGTCGCGGATGCGACGGGTCCGAGTCGGCGGGATCACGATCGGGTCGCGCTCGCGGGTACCGAAGTTACCCGGACGGTCGCCGGACGGGAGGGCCGCGTAGACGTCCTTCTTGCTGAAGGTGCCCGCGAGGTCGCCCGTGTTGAGCGTGAACGGCGCGACCATGTTCGCACCGGCCTTGCCGCCCTGCAGCGACTTGAACTCGTCGGACTCGACGAACAACTCGCCGAGCGAGGCGGTCCGGTAGCCACCGGCCGACTTGATCGAGAGGCCCGCCGCAGCCGCAGCCGCCACGGAGTCGGTCATCGGCTGGCTCTGCCAGTCCTCGACGGAACGGAGGTCCTGAAGCCCAGCGATCAGGCTCTTGATCTCCTTGATGTCGCGCATGTTCTGGTCGAACGCGCTCTTCTGCTCGGTGGAGACGATGGTGACGCCGTCCTCGACGCGGAACGAGTCCGCGATCGAGCGGTTCTCCGCCATCTTCGCCTCGAGCGCGGACTGAAGTTCGCGCTCCCGGCTCGGGTCGATGGTGCTCATGTCTGAGTGACTCCTCTGTGAGAGTGGTGATGGAATTGCTGACTGGTTCTGCTGACTCGTTAGCCGAGGTGAGCACCTTACCGCTGACGTGTCGAGTCGTTACTGTAGCAGCATTTAGTTGGCTTGTAGTGGATCGACCCTACTTTCTGTAAAGGGTCAACAAAAACGACTTACTTCTGCTCTATCATTGTCAGAACATTCCCTCAAAACGGAGACCGCTTTCCGTGTTCCCGGACCTCTCCCGTAACGGCTCGTACGCCGATGAAGCCGCCTTGCTCACCGCTTCGGTCGGTGCCATTGCCGCTCTCTGGGGCATCTACCGACAAATCCACCGAAACTCCCGCAAGATCGATGCCGTGGTCGACACGCTGAATCGGGTGGACGAGGAGCCGGTACCGGGTGAAACCCCGTCAGTCGGGCAACGCCTCGTGAGGATCGAGAAGCAGGTCGATACGATCAGCGAGTCGGTATTCAATCTAACGAACGCCATGACGTCCCACATCCTCTGGGAGCAGAAGAAGTCCGACCGGATCGAGGAACGACTCTCCGACGTCGAAGGAACGCTCAGCGAGGTCAAGGCGTGCATCGAGGAGCAGAGCGGAACCAAGAAGGCCGCTGCGGTCGAAGAGCCGACTCCGATCAAGCGCACCCGCCGCAAGCGGGTTTGATGCCGCTTACTTGAGCGAGGAACGCAACTGCCATGCCCACTTCTGGTGCATGTCGATGCGCTCGGCGATGAAGTTCGCCACACCCTGCTCGTCGGCATCGTTCGCCGCGTGGAACGTCTGCCGCAGCGTGTCGAGCACCTGCTCGTTCGCGTCGAGCAGGTCCGAGGCGAGCGTGATCGCGTCCGGCTTGGCGAGTTGCGAGTCGTCGAGCGTCCGAGCCGACGCGAACGCCGCAAGGGTGAACGGTGCGTACTCGCCCAACTTACGGATGTTCTCGGCAATCGGGTCGATCGACTCGTACGCGTCGGAGTAGATCGCCTCGAACAGAGCGTGGTACTCCGAGAAGTCCGGTCCCTCGACGTTCCAGTGGAACCCGTGCGCCCGGAGATAGAACGACACGACATCCGAGAGAAGCACCCGAAGGGCGGTCGCCACGGCGTGCTCCCCCTCCTCGTTGTCCCCTTCGTTGCTGTCCTCGTCGTCGTGACCGGGCATCGCCTGCATCATCGCGTCGAGCATGCCATCCTTGACGTCAACCTCGTCGGCGATGAGGAACAGGTCGTCGGCGGGAGGATCCCCGACGAGGTTCTGCCACTCGCTCATCTCGTCCCAGTTCTTGGTGCTGTCGGTCGTCATGTCGCGTGCGTCCTTGCCCCCGAAGGGGCCGGTCGGGGAGGCGGACACGAGTCCACCTCCGGGTAGGGTGTTGATGCCTCGAATGCCGTGTTCGCCTCGCAGCGATTCGCGACGCCGAGTGGCTTTCCACTTCTCGTAGCCTTTTGGGCCTTCCGATACAATAGCCTGCAGGCCATCGGGCGCAGCGCACGGTGCCCAACTGCCGTCCGGCAGTTGGTGAGCGCCGTCGCAGCCCAGCCGCCGGGCAAGGCGTAGCGCCTCAGCGCGCGTGGGGCTTCTCTGCTCCACTCCGGCCCCTACTCGTCGGCGGCTGAATCGAACAGCATGAACGGTGCGCCGTCGTAGATCGTCGGGTCGTTCCACTTCGTGAACGGCGGATCGATAATGTAAGCCAGACTGTTGAGCCGAGCGAGCGCGTCGGTCGAAGCGTCGTCGTCTTGCTCGACGTCGTACTTATCTGATGTCTGGCTGCCGATCTGCAGCAGCGGCGCGAGCGAATCTGCTTCTTTGTACGTTGCCGTAGCGAAGGTCGTGGGCTTCGTGGGGACGTCCTTGACGGAGCCGTAAATCCACGGAGCGCAGAGTCCCCACGCCGTCAGCGTGCCGTTGTCGGCCGCGTAAATCGCCCCAAAGTAGGGGGCGTTCTTGGGCCAGTCCGTACGACGGATAAGAACGTACTTGCTCATCACATACCTGCCATCAGTTGATCGAGGAAACCTTGCGGACCCAGTCGGTTGAGAGTTTCTCGACGTGCAACAAACAACCGTTTCATGTACTCCAAGTGAATGCGCTCATTCTGCGTCAACCGAGCCCCCGCCTTTTCGAAGTTTTCAGGCGCGAACATCTCATCGGCATTTAGCGTGTTGTAGTACTCCTGCAGTCTTGTAATTTCGTCAACCATCGCTTTTTTTTCGGCTCGATTGTAAGCGCGCCCATTTTGCTCGGCTTTACCCACAAGAGCACGGAACATCGCCGCACCGTTGTTGGGAGATCGCCGGTAACCCTTTGCGTCGTAATCCTTGATTCGTTCGAACTCATCGGCAAGTTGCTGCTCAAAGGCTGCCGGAGACATTCCTCGATGGTTTCCCGCACGAATTCGCCCACCAAACAGCAGTCCCTGATCGATGGGTGCGAGGTTTACGTAACCGTCTTTACCTCGGTACATCATAAGGTTTCCGGCGTGACGGTCTTCGTTTTGATACAGGAAATCGAGCATGATCAGATTGGCAAGTTCAACCGGATCGACTTTGCCCTTCCCGTTGTTGTTGACCCAGAACGCGCGCTCGTGTGCTACCTCGCCAACTTCCTTGAACTTGCCATCCGGCTTTTGCCCGACGTATCGACCCTTGTAGACGTCCCACACCGCAGGCTGCAAGGACCACCGGACTTCCTTGCCGTTCCGGAATCGCATCACGCCACCTAGGCGTACCTGCCCTTCGGGATCGACTGGGAAACCGTGAATGTCGAGAGCCTGCGCTCCGACCTTCTCAAGCATCGCATCGTTGTTGCCGTACGTCGATGCCTTGAGGAAGTACACGCGACCGTTCTTCTTGTCGGTGACTTGGAACACGTGCCAGACGTCGTAGCCATTAGAGGCTTTGATGCACTTGAATGCGAATCGATCGTTCTCGGCCGACCAGCCCTTGTTGATGGGATTTTCGCGCTTGTCCGGCGTGAGCACGTCCTGAAATCGGAACGTCCCTGCTTTGCCCCGAATGCGCAGGTTGGAGTCGAGCATCGCTTCGACGACGAGCCCATCGGGCACTTCACCGATGTCGCCGCCACCCTTGAGATGCTGCTCGGCCTCTTTGTAGGTCATCTTGCGCGGACCCTTGTTTTCGGGCCCTGCGGGATTCTTGGGTTTCGGCTGACGCGGCTTCTTCGGCTTCGGCTTTGGCTTCGGCTTCGGTGACGGCTTGGGCGTCGAACCCGACGGGTTGGGCGGCGTAGCGGGCGGAATCGACGCTTCCCCGGCGGCATCTTCCGCCATGCGACGCTCGATGGACGCGTCGAGACTCGCCTTCATCGCATCTTCGGCGTCCTTGCGTTCCTTGCGGAGTGCCTCGACCTCTCGCCGCTTCTCGTCGCGCTGGCGCGCAAAGTCGCGCGCTCGCGCGCGAGCCATTTCGGGCCGATCCTGCTCTGCCGATCGCCACTCGGTCAGGTTCGACTGAACGTGAGGCGGTGGGTTCCGGCGCGGCGGACGACGCGCCTCGCTCTCCCAGTAGTCGACAAGTTTGTCGAGTTCTTTGAGTTCTCGATCCGCACCGTCAAGGTCCTTGTCGATTTCATCGAGAGGACGACGCGAACCCGACGGCGCCTTCGGCGAGTCGGGCTTGACCGCACTCGGCTCTTTCGGCGTCGCCGGAGCCTTCGGACGCGGCGGACGCTTCGGGCGAGGACGCGGCTTCGGTGCGGGCTTCGGCTTCTCGGGCGAGTTCGGCGGCAAGATGTCGTTGCCCGGCTTCGTCTCTGCCGGGCGACGCACCTGCTCGATCTGCTGATCGATGATCTTGATCGCAGCGCGCTTCGCCTCGATCTGGTCGTTGTAGTCCTGAATCTGGACAGTCTCGCCGTGACCAGCGCCCTCAGGATCGCGCATCCGTTTCCGGGCTTCATTCCGCTGCTTCTGCAGGTCCTTGAGTTCTCCATCAAGAACGTCGCGATGCGCTCGCAACTCGTCCTCGTTGAACTTCGTGATGTCCTTGCCGTCGCGCTCGATCACGTCTTCGTACTTCGGAGCGCGCCGACGACGGCGAGCCACCGACGAATCCTTCGGAGTCAAGTCCAATCTGGGCATGGAGCGCGCTGCGGTAACGTCGGTGCGCGCATCGAGCCCTTCGGCGGCCCGACGACGCCGCTCTTCCTCGAGGAGCACGCGCTGCGCCTGCTCGTTCAGGCGACGGCCCTCGATAAGGGCATTTTCGCCACGATCGCGTACGGTGATGTTTGGCGCACCGTCGTTGCGGCGACGGCCCTGCCCGCCGTCGAGAGCGTCGGCAGCATCGTCCATGACGGTGGCGGCACCACGCCGAGTCTTCTTCTTCGGGCGAGGAAGCCGCCCTTCGGTCTTTCGCTTCTTGCCCTTCCCCCCGTCAATGGCGTCGGCGGCGTCCTCAAGCGCGGTGGCGACGCCACGACCGGGCTTCTGGCCCTTGCCGCCGTCGACGGCATTGGCGGCATCTTCCAGTGCCGTGGCAACGCCACGACCGGGCTTCTTGCGTCCACGACCACCATCGACAACGTCGGCGGCATCCTCGAGCGCCGTGGCAACGCCACGACCACGTCGCTTCCGACCGCGCCCGCCGTCGAGCACATCAGCGGCATCCTCGAGGACCGTCGCCACGCCGCGACCGCGTCGCTTGCCGCCACGCTCGCCGCGCGGGTTGAGGCGGTCGGCCATCCGATTCATCCGGAACTCGAGGCGTTCCCCGATCGAGGGGAGGTCGCCGCGAGCGTTCTCGCTGTGAGCGATCCGTTGCATGCGCTCGCCGATACGAGCGAGGGCGACGCGTGCGCCACCGAGTTCGCAGTCGGTACCGAGTTTGTCGGTCCACTTTCCTGCGCGTCGCGTGCCGGGTGGGCAGCGGAAGTGCGGA